GCGTTGATGCCGCCCAAGTTGACGCGAGCCGCCTCAACCTTTTCCTTGCGCGGCAGGTGCCGCGACACCAACCGGCCTTCGACAATGTTGGGAGATTTCTCGGCATCGAACCGGATGCAGATGCCGGGTTTCCCGTCTAACTTCGGAACGGTTTCCCATTCGTCATCGTCTATGCTGACGCTCTTGATACCGTTCAACGGTTCGCTGAACCTACCAAAGTCACTCAGCCATGAACGCGGATTGGCCAGTTGTGTCAGGATGAAATCTTCGGGATACGAATACAGATTCCCACACGCCTCGAAGATGGCCGGAGCCACGCCCTCGGCTTCGTCTATCACCACCATCTGACGTTTTGTGTGGAGTCCCTTGATGTCCTCTGCCGCCTTGCTGACGTTGCCTTCCTGAACAGCTATGCCGAATATGGCGTGTTTGTCATCGCCCTTGCTCGCTTGCCACAACATGCGCGAGTCCACAAAGTTCCCATACTTGGGATTCATGGCCGAGTATGCCATTTGAATGTTCGCCCAACCGCGCTTGCGTAACATCTTGATGGTAGTGGAACAGAACAGGACGGAACTTTCTCTGGGATGGCACATCCACCAAACCGCAGCAAACCCGGCCACATTATGCGTTTTGCAGGAATTGTGGTGGACGGTTCCTTCTGCAAAGTAATGACGGGCGCCGGGCACGGTCAGATCATAGAACTGTCTTTTGCTGGTTTTTCTTATTGCGGACACCCCGCTTTGTGATACCCTGTATAATAATGAATCCTGTATTGCAATATATTGATAAGGGCGGGAATGTCCGAAACCGGATTTCTCGCTGTGTCCAAAACCAAGACTTGGTTCTGAAGATGGGGCAGAGGGGCGAGGCTCTAAATGAGATTGCCCGAAAGATTGGGACGACAGGAATCCGGGTCCGTCAGTTTTTAGACCGGACAGGACTTGTTCGGGAATACAAGAAGAATTACGGCGGGTCAAGAAGTCCGAGGTGGAAAGGCGGTCGGACGGTAGATCGGCTGGGTTATGTTCATATTCACAAACCAGACCATCCTCATTGCAACAAGAATGGTTATGTTCTGGAACATCGTCTTGTAATGGAACAGATGATAGGAAGGTTTCTACTGAAGAACGAAGTTTGTCATCATAGAAACGGAGTGCGCGGTGACAACCGGCCCGAGAACTTGCAGTTGTTTTCAGAGAACAAGGAACATCTGAAGTCTGAACTGTCTGGTAAATGTCCGAAGTGGACGCCTGACGGATTAGCTCGTATGAAAGCAGGTGTTGCCCGATCTTCAAAGAACCGACGGGGCACCACTTGGTGGCATTGGAAAGAGAAACTAAAACGCGGTGTCCTGCCGTCGCGTGTAAGATCGAGCCGTTGTCTAGCTGCAATTCAAAAATATCAGCCGTCCCTTTTAGGAATGGCACCTCCGCTTGAACCGCACCTTGCAGCGTCATAACCACCGGCGCAATTCCGTTCTCGCATAAATCCTGAATCGTTGGCTGTTCGCCAGTCAATGGATTCAGGATTCTTGTTTCTCCCGTAACGCAGTTGGAGCATCCCGGAAACGCCACCCATTTGTTCTCGCACATGGCATTCACCAACTTCACCGTCCAGTCATGCCACTCGAAGTAATTCGGTATCAGTTGTTCCGCAATTCTCTTGAACAGTTCAAACCGTGTGATGCCCGCCCAGTCAAACGGCAATCGGTCTGCAAACGCCGCCTTGTCGTAGAACAACTGGTCATGGCCTTCGTCCTCATAGACGTAGGTGTTGACAGGTTCAGCCTTGACGTTTGCTTTACGTTTAGAAAGAGGCATGTTACGATGAAGCTGTATCGTTAAAGGTCAAACAATTTGAAACTAACATGAGTGCTGTATTACCGCCAACGACAATTTGTGATTCCTGCGCCGATGTCCCCGGCACTGTCCCCGGCCCAGCCGGTGCTGACGGTGCTGATGGTGCAGCCGGAACCGATGGAATCAACGCGTACACTACTACCACAGCAAACTTCACCATGCCTGCCGTTGGGGCCACGGTGGTTCTGGCCGTGTTAGAATCTGGCTGGACTAGCATTGGACAGTCTGTGTATGGAAATGGCGCAGGTTACTTCACCGTTTCCGCCAAGCCAGATAGCACGCATCTGACCGTTCTGAACACGGGTGCGACAGGCAATGTCGCACCTGGCACTGTCGTTGCCTTCCCTCGCGCTGTCAGTCCCGCCGGCATCCAAGGCGTGGCCGGTGCCGATGGCACCACGCCCACCCTGAATGACATCTCGCCCACCATTGCCAAGGGCGATTTGATGGTTGACCAAGGTGGTGTGTCCAGCCCGAACGTGGACGCCTTTGGCGTAGGGTCAGACTTTGAAGTGCTCCACGCGGACAGCACCGCCGCCGGCGACCCGTTTGGGATGCGCTGGGGTGCGATTGATTTGACAGGAACAGCAACCGATCTCACCGGCGCATTACCCGTGGCGAATGGCGGAACCGGCGCGGCTACGGCGGCTGGTGCAAGAACAAGCCTTGGAGCGGCAGCTTCCGGTTTGGCTACCGCTTCAGGGCTGACTTTGGCGGCGACAGATAAAGTGTTGGGACGGAAATCAGGCGGGGCAGGTGCGGTGGAGGAAATCACATGCACCAGCTATGGCCGCGATTTACTCGATGATGCTTCTGTTTCTGCTCAGAGAGTTACGCTAGGCCGAGTACTTCCGCGTTACGGCCTGTTGGGTTCCAAATCCGCCATGGATTGCAACGTGCCCACAAACGACAATGCAATCACAATGGAGTCGGCTCGATACCGGATTGACAAGGTGGTTATTGAGAATGGTTCCGTCAACATGACGACTGCCACCTGTGGTTTATTCACGGCGGCTGGCGGTGGCGGAACGACGCTGGCCGCAGACCAGTCTATGGCCGCTCTATCGGCAACCACGAAGTTTGATGATCTAACACTGGAAGCTGTGACGGGAACTGATGTGCTCACAGCGGGAACCTTATACGCTCGCACGGGAACCGCACAGGGCCTGGCCGCAACGTGCAATGTCTGGATATTCGGCTGGGCTTTGGACTAGGAGGTAATCGGTGGTAAGAGATCAGAAAAGGATTTATGACGGAGTGGTAGATTTCTCCGGTGGTGTGGACACTGGAAGATCGCCTTCAGGAATAGACCCTAACCAAGTCGCCTTTGCGATAGACGCAACCCTTCGCGGCGGACGAGTTTCAAACCGGCCTCCGTATCGCCGCCTGCTTCTAACCGGAGACAGGGGCACACTTGCCAATCTGGATGGAGTCTTTCAGGATGCCATCTTTTACAATGCGGATTCGGGTTACAACGGAGCAATCCTGGCTTTAGGCGGTCGCCAGTTCCGGCTCGACATTTCCAGCGATGAAGCTGAAGTAACCGAAATCACCGGACTCAAATCCGATGGCGTCACTGACGACTTGAATCCGACAGCCGACTACTACGCCTGCCTGTTTCAAGCCGAGAATTACGCCATCCTGCTTCAAGACAATGAGGCTCCGAAGATTTACAACGGGTCAACCATGCGCCGGTCCAATGTGGCGACGGGAGAGATTCCCCCCGGTTACATTGCCAGCTACATCGAAGGCCGCATCTGGCTTTCCAAGAACAACCGAACCCAGTTTATCGCCAGCGATTTAGTCGGCGGTCCAAGCGGCACGTTGGTCAACGATTATCGTGACGCGATACTAAAGTTCACCGAGAACGAAACCTACAACCTTGGCGGTGCATTCTCCGTTCCGTCCAATGCCGGCAAGATCACCGCCATTTCCGCCACCGCTAATCTCGATACGTCGCTAGGCCAAGGCCCGATTACGATTGGCTGCACCAACGGCGTGTTCACTTGCAACGCGCCTATTGACCGGACACTCTGGCAAAATCTGACTTACCCGATCCAGACCGTGGCGGCACTGGACTACGGGCCTTTGAGCAATCGCGCCTTCGTCAATATCAATGCTGACATTTGGTATCGAAGCCCAGACGGTGTGCGCTCATTCATCATTGCACGGCGCAACTTCAACCAAGGTTGGGGACAGACACCGCTCAGTCTGGAAATGGTTCGGGTACTGGACAATGACACGATGGACTTGCTAAAGTATTGCACGGCGGTCATCTTTGACAATCGGTTCGTTGTATCCTGCGCTCCTCACTGGACAGACACCGGCATCGTCCATCGCGGTTTGGTTCCGATCAACTTCGATACCGTGTCCACCATGCGTAACAAGTCCAACCCGGCTTGGGAAGGACTCTGGCGCGGCCTGAGTATCTACAAGCTCATCAAAGGCCGGATAGGTGACGAGGAGCGGTGCTTTGCGTTTGTCAGAGGCACGTCAGGGCTTGAAGTGTGGGAACTGCTCACAGACGGCCCCGGCGACATGTCCATCTCCGCTAACAATGAGCAGGTTATCTCGCTGATCCCCACTACCATCGAAACACGGGCGCTGGATTTCCAGTCGCCGTTTGAACCCAAGCAAGGCGATTTCGCTGAGGTGTTCGTGGAGAGTCTGAACGGTGAAGTGACGTTTGACGTGAAGTTCCGGCCTGACGGTTATCCGTGCTGGGTGGACTGGCACAACTGGGAAGAATGCAACAAAGTTGACGTGTGCAATGTGGATTGCCCCACCATCGCCAACTACCAGCCGGGATACCGGCCACGGATGCGGTTGCCAACCATGCCCGAAACCTGCTTGACAAACAGTGTGCCCGCCAACAATTTCTACTCGGTGCAGTTGCGGTTGACGTGGACGGGCAAGGCGAGCGTTGACAAGATCAGAGTCCAAGCCACACAACTGTTGTCCGAAACCATAGGAGAGTGCAGGTGAAATATGACATGCGAATCCATTAGGTGCTGCGATATCTACCCCTATACCTACACAGCCGCGCAGGACTGAGTTTGCGTTATCGTTAAAGACAGGTAAAATGGTTTACTATGGCGATTTACCAAGTTCAAAATGAAACCCTGCCCGAAGGCATCTGCGAACTGATTACTTCAGAGCAAGCCCGACTGAACATCTTCTCGGAGAACCAGTATGTGGACGTGCCGGAAACCAACTCCGGCATCTACATCTCAGCCACACCGCCCACCGACCCGCCTACGGACAATGCCCACGACTTGGCTTGGCTCGAACTGGACGGGAATGGACGACCTACGAGGCTCTACAAATATCAGGCGGCATGGTTATCGCTGCACCCGTTGCCCACTGGCTCGGGCATCTTCACCAATCAGGCTATTGTCACTTTTACGACCGGAGTGGCACCAAATGTCCGCACCTTTGTCAGGAGTGGCTACGACGAAACCACAACTGACTTGATTGATCCCGTCGTCACCGCCGGCCCGTTCTGGGAAGTGGTTTATGCGGGGAGGTTTTTGGTAGGTGCTGGCAATACGCCAACAGTGAATCCGGCCATTGGGACAAATAACTTTGCCGGCGGAACGGCATTGACTCTCGGAGATGAATACGGCGAGGAAGAACATCTGCTGACCGAGAAAGAACTTTGCGAACATCAGCATTGGATTGCCAAGGACGAAGTTTTACATTCCAACACTCACTCGCTTCAATCCGATGAGTATGCCTATCACCATGCCGAGTATAGCAACGACAATAGCTACGCCATTCAAGGGCAGGCTGACGAGGCGAATGTTGGCCTGACCAGCAAGACGGGTGACGGCGAAACCCAGAACAATATGCCACAATGCGTGGCGGTCCATTTTCTTGTAAGGACGGCAAGATTGTACTTCGTGAGATAGTTATGGCCAGAACCACTTTAGCAGACGTTAAGGCTTCGAGAATCCCGCAGGCTTTAGGACTGTGCGCTACCGATTCCAGACTCATCCAATACTTGAACGAGGCTCAAGAGCGGCTTCTGAAACAACCTGAGCTATGGTGGGGAACACACAGTAGATTCAGGGCAACTGTGTCAGACGGCACTTTGGTTTGGCCGCGTCAGGTGGCTTCCATTGTTGCCGCTTCCGTATGCAGCAGCCCGATCAAGACGCGGGATGCCTTCTTCGAGTTTATCCAAGATGCCTACGGCATTCGTGACGAGGACGATAACCCCGTTGGCGACCTAACCCTGATTGACGCTTCGCCGCCTACGTCTTGTGTCTATTCCCAAGTAACCGGAGTGGACAAGGCGTTGAACTTCGTGTGCGACTTGGTTTCCGATGTTGGCGAAACCGTCCAGGTCATGGGCTATGACGAGAATGGAAACTGGATTCGGTCTTTTGTGGGTGGACTCTGGGTAGATGGTGAACAAATTGTGCTCGCCCAGTCACCGGGAACCTTTTCCACCCACATCTTTTCAAGCGTGACGGATATGCAGTTCGCCAACGTGCGTGATGGCCAAACATGGCTTTACGAATGCGATTTTGTCCTGCACACCGGGCAGCGGTTGATTGGCAAGTATGAATACGACGAGTTGAACCCCGCTTATCGCGTCAGCAAACTGCCCGCCCTGTATAACCAGACAAACGATGTTACAGTTGAAGTCATCGCCAAGTTGGAATTCATGCCCGTCAGGGTGGATTCAGACTACCTGCTGATTGGCAATCTGGCCGCACTCAAGGATATGTGCGTGGCAATCAAAAACGCCGAGAGCGAGCCCGTGATGGAAAACAAGGCAAAGGCTCTGGCGGCAGGTTTGATGCTGGCCAAAGCATCGCTCAATGCGGAACTCGGCCATTACCTCGGCAGACCAGAACAGATATTTGCGGTGCAGGGTGTGGGCGGGCCAACAGGTGAACTCTTAGAAAATCTACAATAACGTTATGGGAATGGAAATGGGAATTGGAGCGATGGGGCAAATGGCCGGTGGTGTAACCGCAATGGCAGGCGGAATCATTTCGGCATTGTTTCCAGGCGAGAAGATGCCGGAATACGATCCGAATAGCGCCTTCAACTGGTC